TGGTCGCAGTTCCCATGCTCTTTTGAAATTGATCAATGTTGGCACGAAGCTCGACGAAGACTGGAGGTAATGAACTCACAAGATTCCTCCTTCTCGTTTGATGGCTTTATCCCAACCCTTTTCAAAAGTTTTGCCCATAAGAGGTTCGACCTTGTCCACAGCTGGTTTGAAATATGGATATTTGGCTTCGAGTGGACGCTTTTTGACATTGTTTGGAAGAGCGCCAATACCAACGCCACCAACATAATTGCCCAAAATGTCGCGCTTTGGTCGCTTGACTCCACCAACACCCTTGTAAAGAACGCCGGACATTCGTCCAGGTGATCCTGCGCGTGGTGAGTTTGTCTGGCCTGTTGTGCCTTCGACTTGAAAGGTCTTGCCAGTGATGGTGCTTGCTCCGCGTTCAGTCCAACGAGGTTCACCTTTGAGGTTTGCCCGAACAGCGGCCTTGAGTTTGTTTTGATTGGCTCGCAATGCGCTCAAGGTTGCCTTATCAACACGACCTTGAATGTCTTTGGCTGTTGAGTTGAATTGAGAAATCCCGCGAAAGACTGCTGAAAATACTTCGCCAGCCATTAGTCATCCTCACCATTTGCCATTTTGTTTTTGACTTCCGTGTACACCTGATCAATTTGCAAAAGCCAATCAAGAATCACTGCTGATTCATTTTCAAGCTGGGAAGGTGTGCAATGTAAAAGAGTGCAAAGTCGATATGTTTTGAGGTGCTCAGGTAGCTCTCCCCTGACCGTGCCACCCTCAAGCGCCCGACCTAAGCGTCTGAGGGCTTGATGGGGGAATCTGGGTCGTTGTTGAAATCAAATTTTGGCAACATATCAGTTGCGTTCTTGGCGCATTCTTCTTTGAGAATGTCATAGTCAGCAGCAATCAAATCACCTAATGAATCCAAAGTGATTGGGCTGGCAAATGACCATGATTCAACGCGAGCCAATATGGTCAAGTCGTTGAGTTCGTTGAATTCATCGATGATCGAAAGATCCAAAGATGCAGCAACCTTCTCTTGTTCTGACTTGTCGTTCAAATCTGGAGATGCTTGCAATGCTGTCATGGATTGACTTTGCCCGATTTTCATCATGGCTTTTTCAATTGGACGGCGTAATTTCACAGGAACGGCGGCTGTATCGCGAATGGATGCCCAACCGCCGTTTGTGAGAGATATTTTTGTTGACATTATTTTCCCCTGTTCGTTGTATTAGAGTGCTGAATCCGAAGTCTGATAAACGATCGAAAGTGGAACATCTGATCCATCGTCATAAACTGTAAAATCCATTGCAAGGTCGATGACTTCGGGGCCGGATACCTTTGGAGTGTCTCCATTAAACTTCACCGCTGAAAGTGTGATTGTCAATGATTGCTTGTAAGAACCAGTGATTGTGTTACCTGTAAAGGTCAAAGCAATTGCAGTTTGCGCATCGCTGAGAACCTTGTTGAACAATGTTGTGTCGGTAAATTCTGCGGTGCACTTTCCTGTGATCGCACGGAATCCATTGATGACTTGCTCATTCTTGGTTCCACTGCCACCGAAGTTGTAGCGACCAACATTGAGAACATTGTCAACTGTCAAAGTGAAGTCGCGGATGTTGGCGACTGCTGTGCCATCGATGGTGATTGCACCTTGTGAGAAATTGAACAAATTATTGGTTGCTGTGTATGAAGCAGTTGCAAGAGATGTGCCAGTTGTGAGCGATGCACCATCAAGTGTGAATTTTCCGGTAGCAATGCCACCGTTGGCAACTGCCAATTCAAATGCTGAAACCTTGACACCTGAAACAGTCTTTGGAGTAACAGTTCCACCATATTGAGGAACGCCAACTTGGGCTGTCATTGAATGACCAAATACATCACCAAGGCTAAAGGTGAAGCTATAAACGCCAGTTGTGACAGTTGTTGGTGATGGGAATGAACCAGTTGCGTGAGCAAGAATTAGTCCAAGTCCGTTTGATGGCAAATCCATCGTGAAATCACCGGTGGCATCTGAAGTGGTTACAACACGACGCTGTGAACGAGGAAGAAGGCCGCCTGAGCGAAGTCCCATTCCGACAGCAGTCTTTTTGTTGTATTGAATTGATTCTGATGTGAACTCATAGAATCGTGAAACTGTTACAGCGTTGTTGAAAGTTGTTTCGGTCGCGATACCCAGCTGCGAACCTATACCTGAGCCAATGGCCATTTATTGATCTCCTAGTTCTGTGCAGCCGGAGCGTCCGGCGTTGCTGTTGGGGCTACTGCGTCAGCAGATGCCCAGTTTGAGGGTTGTTCAAGTAGTGAAGCGGCAGCATCATCTGCCACATCAACAATTTCCCCAGCCTTGACGGTCAACCGCAGGGTGGGAATAACAAGATCACCGAGAGGTGACACATTTTGGATCTTCGCCATGATCGCTCCTAGATTTTTGCTTTGTAGGTGATAACAAATGGAATGACTACGCCAGCACCAACATTGGTTTGACGATAGGAAAAACTTCCAGAAGTTAGGTCTGAATATAGAACTAGCCCACCGAAACTGATGTCTGATCGAATCTGAGTTTCGACTGCCGCCAATAGCGCAAAAGCAGCTGTGCGTAGGCTTGCAAGATTTGTTGTGCCATTGCCAGCCCAAAGAACACAATTGACGCTGCCTTCTTCAAATTTGGAATGATTTCCCAAAAGGCCTTCATATTCCTGATGCATGGAACCAGCGTTGACATCATCGCCCTCAAGTGCGCCATCATGCCCAACTGCAATTGCATTGCCAGGGTATGAGTAGTCAAGCTCTATGCCATCAAAGATTCGAACGCCACTCAAAGCCGCATTTGCCTGAAGATTTGAAACCAGCGTTGAAACAAATGTGGGAAGGACTGAGGTACTCATGCAACACCTGGCAGCTTGATTGGATCAAGCAATTCCATAGCGCGACGAGGAAGCGAATAGGTTGG